TGACCGTCACAATTAACCGCCACAAAATCGTCCCCATCGGACAGACCGACCTTGACGCCATCAACAACAGCGATTCTTCGCTGGAGTCGTTCGGCTATCAGCAGGGCGCGGCACTCGCGCAGGCTGTCATGGAAGACGTGCTCACGCTCGTCACCACCGCGAACTTCACCAGTGTCGGCGTCACGACCGCTGCAAACCTCGACCTCATCCAGCTTCGCGCCGCACGGCTCGCGCTCAATCAGGCTAATGCTCCGAAGTCGCCGCGCTTTGCGCTCATTGACTGCGTTGGAATGGACGCGCTGCTAAACGTCACGAACTTCGTGCAGGCGCAGATGTTCAAGGATCAAGGCGTGCTCACGGAAGGTAAAATCATGCGCGCCCTCGGACTCGATTTCTACGAACTCAATTCGAGCTTCGTTTCCGCCGCCTCGGTCGCGGGATTCATCGGCCACGGCAGCGCAATCGCCATTGCGATGCGTTACCTTGCGCCGCAGCGCCCCTTAGAATACGACACCGCGCAGGCGTTCAGCGATCCGAGCACGGGCGCGACGGTCGGTCTACGCGACTTCTACGATCCGCTCACCGGCACGCGCTACATGGCGCTGGAGTGCAACTACGGCTACTCCGCCGGCATCACCAACGGCGCACGCATCATCAAGCGCACGGACTAGCCTTTAGGCTGGATAGTTCATACAGGAGCGCCGAACTCAGCAACGGGTTCGGCGCTTTTGTGTCTTGACGTAGCGGTGGCAGGCAGGTAAAAAGCAGGCTTATGAATGCCCATCCCGCAGACTCTCCGCCGCCCGTGTCCACATCGGAACCACTCAGGGATGGGCCGGAACCGGGCGGCGCGGGCGCGCGGACTCCGCTCATTTCCCTCTGTGTCATCACAGGCAACTGTGAATCCTACATCACGCGGTTTCTCGATTCTTTCGCACCCATCGCGGATGAAATCGTACTGGTCCGCGCCATCGGAGCGCAGCAACCGGATGGCACTTTCGAGGCGGCAGAACTTTGGGCCGACACGAACAAACGCGACATCCGTTTTGCGGACTATCGCAACGCGGCAGGACACGAAGATTGGATGCACGTCGATTCGTTCTGCGCAGCACGCCAGATGTCATTCGACATTGCTGCCGGAGATTACGCATTTTGGGCAGACACCGACGACATTCTTTTGAGCGGAGCGGATCTCATCCGCGAACACGCCGAACGAGGCGGCTATACCTGCTTCGTGTTTCCATACGACATTCACGGCAAGGGCATGATGGTGCCGCGCGAGCGTATGATTCTGCGCGGCTCCGGCAAGTGGGAATGCGCGGTGCATGAACACTTCACGTTCACAATTCAACCGCCGCAAGCCATCGAAGATGAGCGGGTGGTGATTCAGCATCTACCGCACCACGAAAAGACGGGCAGCAACGACCGCAACCTCCGCATCCTCAAAAGCATTCCAGACGCGGACATGACGACTGGGCTTCTTTACCACAAGCACATTGAGCTTGCCGTGGCAGGCGACATAGACGGCAGCGTAGCGGTGGCAAAGCAAGTGCTCACGCGCGAAGACCTTGGCAGGCCGGAGAAGATGGAACTGTTTATGAACCTCGCGCAAGTCACCGACGACCCGGCGCAGAAGGCGGCGCTTTTCCTCCAAGGTTACGCGGCAGATCCACGCAGGCGTGAACCGCTGCTCATGCTTTGCAATAACGCGCTCAACGTCGGCGAACCTGAGATCGCGCTGGCATTCGCGCGGCAGATGATGGCAACGCCGAGACCTGATTTCAAAGAGTGGAACGAGCGTGCTGCGCTTTACGAATGGCTCGGAGACGACCTATACGCGCAGGCGCTCCGTGCGAACGGCATGGGGCTGGATGCGGAGATAGTCAGGCAGGAACGATTCAAGAAGCACGGCGGGCCGCGTATCGCGCTTGTCCACGCTACCAAGGGAAGGCCGCAACAGGCGGCACTGGCGCGCAAGGTGTGGCTCGACACGGCATCCCGGCCCGAATCCGTCGAGCACGTATTCTGCTTTGACGCGGACGACAAGGAAAGCCATTGCCTGCGACGCTTTCACCATCTCGAATTGCCACCGGGCGGCGGATGCGTGCGGGCATGGAACGCGGGCGCGCTAATGACGACCGCGCCGGTCATCGTCCAAATGTCGGACGACTGGACGCCTCCGCACAAATGGGACGACCTGATTCTGGAACGAATCGGCAATCCCGAAAGCGGCACGGTGCTGGCAGTCAGCGACGGGCACCGCACCGACAAGCTGCTCTGCATGGCGATTTGCACGCGGGCTTACCTCAACGTGGATTTCTTTTTGTTCCATCCGTGGTTTAGCGGCGTGTATTCGGACAACTGGTTCACGCATAAAGCATACGAGCGCGGAGTGGTCATCGAAGCGCGAGACCTAGTGTTCACGCACCATCATCCGGCATTCGGATCGAAGGACATGGACGCGACATATTCCGCGCAGAATCATCCAGACCGATACAAGGAAGGGCTGGCAATTTACGACGAACTCATGGAGGGCCGCGACTGGTCAACCGTGCCGGGCTTTTTCAACTACCATCTCCAATACACTTCCATCGCGAAGCGGCTGCAAGACGGCGACACCATCGCGGAAGTTGGAGTTTGGATGGGGCGCTCCATCATCTTCATGGCGCAAACGCTCAAGCGCATGGGAAAGAAAGTGAAGCTCATCGCCGTGGATACGTTTGCCGGCGAGGAAGGCCAGCCGGTTCACGAGGACACGGTCGCAGCACACGGCGGCAACTTCCGTGCGGCGTTCGAGGCGAACGTGGAACGGTGCGGAGTCGCTGACATGATTACCATCATCCAAGGCGACAGCGCAGCCAGCGCCGCGCAAGTCGCGGACGGCTCGCTGGCCTTCTGCTACATCGACGCCGCGCACGACTACGCGAGCGTAAAGCGCGACATCCTCGCATGGAAGGACAAGGTGAAGCCGGGAGGCGTGTTCGCAGGCCATGACGCGCAGCACAAGCCGGTCATGGATGCCGTGGATGAACTGCTACCGAATGCAAAGGTCATGCTGCCGTGCTGGATGCTCATCAAATGAATCTGCTTCTTTCGATCCTCACGCCAGCCGTGCCATCGCGCATGGCGCAACTCGCCAAGCTCTGCGACGAACTCGCGCGGCAAATCGGCGGCCTCGCCGTGGAGCACTTGACCCTGCTCGACAACAAGCGACGCACCGTAGGAGAGAAGCGGGATGCCCTCCTGCGCGCGGCACGGGGCGCATACGTGGCGTTTGTGGACGATGACGACTGGATCTCGCCGGACTACGTTGCCGAGCTTGTGAAGGTCGCGAAGGAAGGGCCGGACGTGATCACCTTCAATCAGCATTGCACAGTCAACGCGGTGCAGTTCGAGGTGCAATTCAAGCTCGGCAATCCGAATGAAGCGCCGAACGGAGTGAGCACGATCAAGCGCAACGCCTGGCACGTCTGCGCGTGGCGGCGCACGCTGGCGATTCAGTCGCGATTCCCGGCAAGCTCTTTTGGGGAAGATTGGGCGTTCGCCGCACCGCTCTGCGCGATTCCCGGCCTGCGCGAAGTCCACATTCGGAAGGTGTTGCACTACTACCGGCACAGCAGCGAGACGACTGAGGCACCGCCGCCGTAGTTTGACACGGCGCGGAAAGTGTGACCTTTTCGACGTTCTCAGCGGCGGGCCTCAAGATGGCAATGCAGACCTCGCTACTCGGCGAGAGCATCACCCTTCGCGGCGACACCTACCGGGCCGTCATTGACGACGTGGTGGCCTCGGAGATGTTCGCGGCAGGCGGAGCGATTCCAAGCGAGCCAATTTCCATCACGATCAAGACGCAGACTTTCCGACCCGAACTCGCCCTCGGCGAGCGCGTGACGGCGCGCGACCGCAACTACACCGTGCGGCAGATCACGCGGGACGAGATTAGCATCACGCTCATCGCGGAGCACACCGCGCACCGCTGATGCTCTCGCTTCGCATATCAGTCAGCGACGACGACGCGCTTTACTATATGGCGCGATGGCTAAAGGAGAAGCGCAAGACCATGGAGGAAGGACTAACAATCGCCGCGCGCTCGACCTGCAAGGCGTTCATGGAATACACGCTGCCAAAGGAGCCAACGAAAATGTCGGGCCGCGTGGCTACCGACATTCGCCGCGCATACGCTTCGCCGTCACGCGTGTTTCTCGACATCCGCAAAAAAGATCAGGGCGCGGCGGATGCGTTCTGGTATTTTCAGAAGATTGGCAAATACTCGACCGCGCAAAAAATCATGGCAGCGGATTCGCCGTCATTCTCGGACTTGAAGTTTCAGCCGTTCGACGG